CGAGGTCGTAAGCACTCGTAAACAGTGTTAATGAGTGTTGAGGCGTTACCGCGGTCCCGTTAACAATACCGAGTTGCGCTTTAACGCTTCCAACCGTATTACGATACCAACCATAAATTACAGCCGTAGAATTTAACGCGCATATGTCCGTTTCGGTTGACGCCGCGGTTATGAATTCGACTTCACTTGCTAAGTGTGATTTATTTAACGCCCCCGTCGTAGCGATTGAAACTATTTCACGTAAATCAGGAACCCCGGAAACCTCAGTTAAAAATTTATATGTGTCAACAGCAAACGCTTTACTAAATAATAAATTTTCATTACCGGAATCATTTAAAATACCGGTATAATTAAATTGTGTTAATGAGTGAGTACCGAATTTAGGTTTAACCGAACTGAATTCTAAATTTGTTTTAGTCCACGGATCATCGCTATTTTGATCAGCATAAGTATTATCGAAACTAAAATATTTTGAATTAGTACTATCACCGACTTGATGACCTAAATCAAGATTATTTATTTGACCCGTAGCACCTACCGCAATAAATCCACGACCTTGAATGTATGGGAAAAATCCGCTGTTTTCATCACCTCCGAGTTTTATAACTATATCCCACGTCGTACCGTTGTAGCGTTCAATAGTCAATTCATTTTGATCGAGTCTCGCTCGTTGTGCGCCATATGGTACGGATGCCCCGACATAAGTTTGACCGATAAATCCGTCAGTACTTGAAACAAGTAAATATTGATTTATAACAGCAAACACAGCGTTTAAAAACCCAGTTACCACATTATTAGCGAATACGGACGCCTCGGCAATATCGCCAGCGGCTACGGTTTTAGTTGTTGCGGACGCGGACGCGGACCAATCACCATTTACAGCCGCCTTTGTAACCCGCCTAACCCGGTAATATAATAGACGGCCGGTCGGCGCGTCAGTACTTCCCGTGTGGGGTATGTTCGCGTGTATAATATAAGTACCTTGTACATCGGTAGCGTCCCCGAGGGTGTCTTTCCAGTCCGTACCGTCAAGTTTTAAAGAATACCACGTCGCGTCATCTTCGGAAACCTGAATTTCATAATGATCAAGATTAGTCAAATTTAACTGTTCATCCCATATTAAAAGTATAGCTTTTGTGGCTTGTGCTTGACATACTTGAATTGTTACTTGTGTAGGTGTTTTGGTGCCGCCGCCTTCCGTGTAACCTTCCTGAGCTTCGGTGTACGTTACACGGTCGTTTATATCACCGATAATACCGTCAATACTTTCCGGGGAAGATAGGCCGGAAAATACTTGACGTGATGTCGTCGCGGAACCGGCACCACTAAACGGGTGGTGTTCGAGTAAATTTAATTGTGTTTTTGCTTTACCCATAACACCATTAGGTGACATATGTCTATACTCTTCTAATGTAAATGTATCGTTTATACCGTCCGGCGGGTAAGCGGTAGCACTTAAATCGACCGTAACAATAGCGCCGACTTGCGCTTGTGGTAACCAATCAGTTAAAATATTATAACGTTTGCGCGGAACTTTTCCAAATTCATTCCACCATTTACAAGTTAAATACGCTTGTGAATCACTCGCCATATAACGACCATCAATCTTTTTTTCAATTACATCGATGTCATCGACGGTATTATCATAGTCTTTTACAGTTTCACGAGATAATATACGTAAAGGCTGACCGTAAACAGTCAATTTACGGATAGTAACAGGTGACCCCGTATTATTTTTTAATATAATTTGTGCTTCGTTCGGCTCACGTTCAGTGAGTGACGCGTCCGTACCGGATACACCGTTAAACGAGTGTAATGTTAATAATCCGTTATCGCATTCTATATCATAAGTACCTGAACCGTAAGCGCCTATAGTAGGTGTACGGATATTTATACCGATACCCCAATCCTCACCGGTGGCCGGGTCTTTAAATTTTAAAGTGGCGACTTTACCTTCTACGGACCCGCCGGGCCAATACTCACCGGCCGCGACGACTATTTCGTTATATTCAAATAACGCATTCCACAATTGTAAATTTTTATGTATCACTCTTGCGTTTAACGCTTCATAATAATCAAATTCAGTTTCAACGTAATTACATACAACCTCACCACCGTCACCGTCTATGTTGTGTATGTTGGTATCGTCAAGAGTCCACTCACTCGCTGGCGTCGTCCATCCGTCCATAAATGGAGAGTTAAAACGTAATTTTCCGTCAAACCTAAAATTTAATTTACCGAGGTACGCGTCCGAAAGTGTTTGTAATTCTTTCCAGGCTGTTTTTTTACCATCTAACGGTAAATAATCTTTATCATAATCAAGCGTCGCGTATATTTCAAGTTGTCCGGCCGTTAGTCCCATATCTAAAGCGAGTCGGTGAAATAGTGAACTACCGGTCGCGGATGGATCACAAATTTTATAATTTATAAATGAATAATACCCGGTGGTCCTGTTTATAGCTCTGTGTTTTGTGTAATCATACATTTTTATAGTTACGGTGTCGTTTAGTAGGCTAATCATTTGACGATTAACCCCTTTTCGATCAACGTACCCGGTAAATATAGTTATATACTCATTAGGGCCGCATTTGGCGTCAATTCGACATTTCACACCGGCGAGAGCACCTTCTTTATAAATTCCGCCTTTATTTCTAAGCGTAGCTTGCCACACTTGGCCTTGACCTACTTTTCCGCCTCCGCTTATTTGATTATTTAATAACTGACTCGTTACATCTTCAAGTAAATCATCACTATCGACATCTATATATAATTTATAATAACGGTCGGATGTTCTGTCCTGTACCGATGTTATAAAGCCCGCTGATGATGGTATAAAATAAGACATACTCATAATGTTAAACCGCCCCCTCGGTAGTTTCTAACCATGTAACAGTACCGCCGACGCCGAGGTAATCTTGAATCGCTTCAACGATATATTGACCGACCGCCTCTTTACCGCCGTCACCTATAACAGGCGCGTGAAAATGTTGGTGTATATTTATATCCGGTACTTGTGTGACCGTCGTACCTCCGCCGTAAATACCACCACCCTCTATACCGGGGGTTAAATCTTCAAACTGTGTTTGTTCGCCTGTACCTCCGAATACGAGGTCTTGTGTAAAATCCGGGATATCTTCAAAGTCTATTTGACTTGAAAAATCATTAACACTCGGACCGGCCCAAACAGCGGCGACCGCGTCCGAAATCATACCGCCAAGGTCGGTACGTCTAAACCCTTGACCCCATTTACTCGGGTCAAATACGTTATTTACAACATTATTTACAAATTTACCAAAATTATAAATTATATTTCCGAGCCATTCAAATGTAGCGCCTATCACAGCTATAGGCGTTGCGACGACCCTAACAACGAAAGCAAGTATTTCAAATACCGGTGTTAAAGTTTGAAGTACAACGCCTAACGTTTCAAATAACGTAGCTATAACACGTAATACGGGCGCTAAAGCTACGGTCAAAATACTTATTATCGCTATAATAGGCGGTAACATATAAACTAAAACTTTAGAGACTGCAATAATTATTTGACCGAGCGCGATAAATACGGGCATTACTGCCTGAATTAAAAGACCTAACATTTTGAATATAGGTACAACTATATTAGCGATTACTGATATTAAAGCAATCATTACAGTAAGTAAAGGTTTTATAGCTTCTATTAACGGAACTACCGCGAATTCGACAACAAGTTGTAATGTTTCACTAAATGCCGACATAACCTCTTGAAACGCCGCGGTTGAAAGTAATAAACCGACAAACTGTTCTACTAAAAATTGCGCTATTTCAGCAAGGCTTGAAAGGGCTAAATCTAAAGCGCTTGCGGTAATTGCGGCTTGTTCTTGTTCTGGCGTTAAATCCTCAGATTTTACACCCGCTTTTTTAGCGTAAGCCTCTTTCGCATCGTTTACGAAATTGTCAAAAATATCTGTTACGTCACTGAATAATAAATCCCACGCGCTTAATATAGTATTAGACGAACCTTTTATCTCTTTTTGTACTTCGTCAATTTCATCTTTCATTAACTCGGTAACGCGTGATATTTCCGACACTTCATCGGTCAAAGCTTCCGTACTTTTTCCCTCTTGTTGATACGCTTCTATTTTAGCGGATAACACTTGTTTGTATTTATTTAATGCTGTAAGTTCTTTCATTAAAGCGGCTTCACGTGCTTTTAATGCTTCGGCTTCGGATTTAAAAACGTTAGCATAACGACTAACGATACTTTCTATTCCGGCTCGTTTCTTTGTTATTTCAAGTAATTGTGTGTCAATTTGCGTTAATACTTCGGACCACTGATTAAAATCATCGGTACCTCTTTCAAAAATATTAGAATAACTTAAAAGACGGTTTTGCATTTCAACTAATTTAGCCTCTTGCTTATCGAGGGGGTCCCGTAAACCTTCGGCGGTTTTTACGACATCTTCCCACGCTTCGGAATAAGCTTTTAATTGTTCATTTATTTCAGCTTGTCTTTGTTGTAAATTATTTTGTGCGGCTTCAAGTGCGGCTTGTCGTTTTTTGTCGGCTTCAAGTATAACGTCAATTTGTGCCCCCGCTTCGGCGATTATAGGTGCAAATTCTTTAGCGGTTTCGACTGATGCGTCAAGTAAATCTTTACTAACGGATACCATAGATTCGCCGAGTTTACTTGAAAATTTATTAAAGTGAGAATCCATTTCATTTAAAGTCGAATCCCACACATCACCTATATTTTGAATTTCTTTAGTTTGTACTTTTTCAATTTCTACAAATGGTATAGCGTTTAACGCATCTATGAAAAAATTAGCAACGTCAGCGAAAATCTTTTCAAAAACGGAACCTAACCAATTAGCGAAATTTTGTATAGGTGTTATGAGTATTGACAACGCGCTCCATATTAACTCGGGTAACGCTTTGGCTACGGTAACAATTGAATTTAAAAAAGCTTTACCGAAATTAACTATAACCGCACCGGCAAATTGAAAACTAAAAGTTTTACGTATTACTTTAACAACAGCGTCAAACGCTATTTGTGCGATTTGTGGTAAATTTCTGAAAATTGCACCGATAGTATCTCGACTATCATTTAAAAATTTTGTCATTTCCTCGACAATAGGTTTAACGCCTTCAACAGCGGCGCCGCCTATAACTTCCATCGTATCACCGACGGCATTTTCAAAACGTTTTAATGCACCGAGAGCGGTACCGCCCATAGCGGCCGCAACGCCTCCAAATTCATTTTGAAGCTCGTCAAGTATAACACCTTGCGCGGCCATTAAATCATTTTGTTCGACGTATTGTTGAATACTCTTTTTTTGTTCTTCACTGAATGAAATACCGATACGTCGAAGTCTACCGACACCGGCTATCGGATCATTAAGGGCTGTACCTAATTGTATGACACTTTGTTGTAAATCTTGACCAAACATAGCGGACATATCAGCCGCGGCGTTTAACGCTTGCGGGAAAACATCTTTTCCTATTTTTGTAAACGTTACAAGTAGACCTTGTGCCGCGATAATACTTTCGTCAGCTATAGCGGTTACGTCGGACATGGCCGTCGCCATTCGTTTCATTTCATTAAAATTTATTCCGACTTGGCCGCCCGTAGCTTTAAGGGCCGCGTGTAATTTCACCTCGGCCTCTATTTGTTTTTGATAGGTCTCGGCCAATCGGTCAAACATTTGTTTTAATTGGCGTGCTATTAAAATAGTAGCGCCTATGACGATAGCTACTTTTTTAAATGCTTCTGATATTTTTTTAGAGGACTTATCGGATTTTTGATCAAGTTGACCTATGGCGCCGCCCGCCTTGTTAGCGGCGGATGAAACGCCCTGGTCTTTACCTTCAAATAAGACACTTACTCTCGTCGTAGCCATATAACATTTACCTCCGTTTACGTCCTACACGCGGTTTAATTGATCCGCGTTTATTTTTTGCACTGGCCGACATACGATCGAATTTAGTGTCCATGTCCTCGTTACGTAATTCAACCCACCTTTGACGTATAACGCCGTAAACCTGTAAATCAATCCACGGTTGATCGGCATAAGCTCCGCCATATTTCCAGTGACGATATGTACCGTCACCGTCCATTAACGCTACACAGTCGCCAACCCAACGACCCCACGCCAACACTTGTAAATGTGGTACGGACCCGTCGGGCATGACTGCGCTTTTATCATGCGTGACGCCTCGGAAAATCCACTCGGTTACGTCGCGGATTTCTCTGACGTCTCGCTTTGCAAAGGGCGGTTGAACCCCATTACTATTTTAAAAATCTCGAACAGGACGTCGGTGTATTCCCGCATGTTATGATATAAATTTTCATCCCATACGACTTTACCACTGACGAGGTCCCCGTTTTTGATTTTCTCGTCAAATTCTTTATCACTCATGGCGTCTAACGTAGCCACGGGTACTAAATTACCGTCTTTGTCAGCAACGGCGTCGAAATTGTGATCGTATACGCCGTTTAAAAATGCTAATTTTAGCATATTTTGAAAGCCTTCATCACTGAGGGAAAACTTTTTCCCACTTCGTTTTTGATAAGCTTTTTCAATTGCTTCCTTGATTTCTTCCTCACTTTTATCGGTGAGCGAGTCCGAATCAATATCAATACCTTGACCGTCGGTGATTTGTTGCATCACATCAAGGCTCAACTTTTTAGGTATAATGTAGTAACCTTCTAACGTTTCGAGTTCTACCTTTACACCGCTACTCCTGGTAATAGCTCTTTTCTGCCATCCTTTTGATTTCTTCGTCATAAGTCTATGACCTCCATTTAAAAAATTTTAATAAGCTCCCGTATCAACGGTAAGTATTGAAATAGTTATCGGGTTATTGTAAACCGTTCCTTTTGGATACGTCGCACGATAAGCGACACGCGCGTCGAATACTCCGGCATTTTCCACGAATTCAAATTGATTTACTATACAGTATGGTAATTCAATCAACATCATTTCGGGTACAGTAACCCCGGTAAAATTTTTACCTTTGAAATAATATGAAATTCCGACGGATGTATTATTTAACATCGCTGTACGCTCGCCTAAACTCGTAGCGTCAAGGCGTAATGTCGCATCGCCTGTTATTTCACATTTACCCTTTTGATGATACACCCTACTCGTCGAACCTTGACCGTAACCCTCGGGGTTATGGTTTTGGTTAACGTCAAGACTCATATTTCTAATATAAGTGTAGTTATTCGCACCAATAGAGAAAGACCCATTATAAAACAACAAGGGGTCAACATCTTCCAGGGAAAGAGCCGAAACGGATTGACCGCCGGTCTCACTCATACCTAAAATATCGACATCACCTTCAACCATACTTTTTAAAGCGGCTGATAAACGAAGAGTATTTACAACACACCCGGCGTAAAGATAATTATCCTGATAACCATCTTTTTGTATTGAGTATGTAGGGTGTTCATCGGTACTGGTAGGATCATAATAAAATTCGTGCAAATACGCGCCCGAAGTTGTTGACCCAAACCATACGTAACACCATAAATTTTTACCTTGTTTATTCGTGATAGCTATGACTTTGTTAGTCGCGATATCATAATCGGCTGACTCTTCAAAGACTTTTTCACACGAATAATCGGAATACCCATTTATAGCGGCGACAAGTTCGTCAACGGTATCGAATGAGGCGTCATCACAATCAATAGTACCACCGGTGCCGAAATTGGCGTCCCCGGATTCACTACCTTTCGCACCTATAGCCGATACAATTGTATTAGCTGAATTGTCAGCAACTATTTTACAAGAGGCACTTGCTCCGGTATATTTAAAACGGATCAACGCGCCTACCTGTACGGGGGTGACCTCACCTCCGACTAAGCTTTTTATAATTTGACCCATACCACCACAAGGGCGAGGCGTCAAAGGAATTCCCCCGGACACGTCATCAGCGACGATGTATTCACCGGCGGCCATATTTCGCCCGAGGATTGCGGGGTCTTCCACACCCTCGGTCTTTTTATCGAGGTCGGAAACACCACGAATTGGTAAAACGTATTCACGTGATACGGCGGAACCCGCGGTCGTTTCCGGGCCACCGATTGTCAATTTAATTTGGTTTATGCTTGCCATAATGTTAATAACCTCCTATATAGTTTTGCATAAAATCGGTATTAAAACCCCTTGAATCGATTTTTTATTCGTCTGATTCGTTAACACGGGCGTCCAGTCCTCACGTCCGATTTTTACCCATATAAAGGCGCCTCCGAATTCGTCGTCATCTTCGACTATTCTATTTATTGCCTCGATGTAACGCATTAAAGTTAAATCTATTTCATCAAGGCTCGCGCTCATGTGCTCACACGATACAACAATATTATGTAATAACATGGGCTCGATTAACGGTTGTACGTCGTTATTATAGTCATGCTCCGTAAAATCTTTATATATAGTGATCTTAGGGAATAACTGTTTAAATGACGGTCGTTTAGCTATGTGACCGTAATCGGCGGGGTAATCGCTTCCACGCTCGGTACGAATAGCTAATAATTTAGTAGGTAATTTTGCGACTAACCAATCGTGTACCGCGTTGATAGTATCTTCAATATATTTTCTTGCCATTTACAGCCCCCCGACCTCTTTATTTAAAATACCTTGAATCATGTGACTTAGGAAAACACCTATTTCGTCAAGGTCTTGTTTAGTGATGAATAAAAATTCACGTTGAGGTACGCCGTCACCGTCTTGATGATAGTGCATATAAGGCGACTCGGTACCGAATTCTAAAGAATCTTTATTATCCGACAATATTTTACCGGAAGCCCTACCGTGACCGGTAAGTATTAACGGTTTAGTTGAGCGCCCTTTCGACGCTTTATACGCCACATACAGCGGGTTTAATGGTTCCCATTTAGGGTGTCCGCGTCGCGCACCTTCTTTATCAAATGTTTCGGAAAAATAAACTTTAATTAAAAGGTCGACCATATTTCTAAAAATCTTATATTTCTTTTGATTTTGAAATACCATACGAGCCTTTGTAATATCTTTTAACGCTTCCGCGACATTTACACGTACACCGACCATTTAGATAATCCGCCCAACGCCTGGACGACGTGCGTACTCTTCGGATAACTCATCATTACTGTTATCCAAAATTAACACATCGCCGCCCTTAATTTTATTTAAAAGTTTTTCGTATTGGCCTTCCCAATAATCATGTGCGTTGTTTTTGGCTTCCGCACCGTCACCGATTACCGTGTCGTCGTCTTGCCATTTCCTTACGATAGTGAGTTCAGCGGCTTTGTATTGTGATAGACGATTTATTATCCGAGGTACATAACTTAACCCCTCTATATCATCCCAGTCGACAACCTTCGACAAATCATCATAGACCGTTTTATCACCATCGGCGATATTAGCGCTTAAAGTGGCGTCAGATATAACGCCGGAAATGGTGACAACATTACGTTTTAACTCGGCAACGGTTGAAAGTCCCATAGTTTAACCCTCCCACGGTTCGGATGCTTCGGCGTCCGCTGTTTTAGACACTTCGTTTAAGCCATTAGCAAAAGCGCTGTTTTCACGTTCTGGCGCCCATTCTGGCGCGGTGAAAAAAGTACGGAATGCGTCAGCCATCGCCAAGCGACCTACTTTAGACCCGAGAGCTATTTTCATATTATGTGTCATATCATAACCGTTTTTAATATCACCCAACAGGCGATATTTTACGGATGCGATGCGTTTCATTTGGTCCGGTTCGTGGAAAACAAAATGCCAAAGCTCAACCGGAACGTGTACAAGGTCCCCTTGTTGTAACACGCGTAAAGTCCATTCGCGCGTTTGCTTTCGAGGGAATCGAGTATCCCATAAACCAGCAAGGCGCGCTTTTTCCATACTAAATACCATACCGCCTAATGATTCGAATACTCTGTAATTTTCGAAAGACGACCAATCATTACGCCATACACGCTCGACGAGTATATTATCAGACGACCCGTCATATTTATGTACAGCAAAATCAGTATGGCACCCTATAACATCATTACGACCGTATAACGCGTACATACAACGTTCGGCCCACTCTTCACCATGCCAACAATCAGCCGCGTCATGATGCCACCATTTACCGGTAGCGTTTTCGAGACCGATGTTAAACGCTTCCGATACTGTTCTAAAAGAGGTATTACGTTCCCGTCTAAATACACGGACGCGTGAATCTTTTTTACGATACTCTTCAAGGACCGCGGGGGTATTATCAGTACAACCGTCGTCAACAAGTATCAATTCAATATACGGATAAGTCTGATTTAATATAGACTCAATTGCTTTACGTAATAAGTGCTCTTTTTCGTTAAAAGTAGGTATAACAACGGTTAGAATATCTTTTATTTTCATGTCATTACCTCCATTAAAGCCATGCTCTGGCCGCTTCGAATAAAGCATTATCAATAATTTCAAAGACATTATCTTTGCCGAACTTATTTAAAATAATACCTTTTAAATAAGTTTGTGTTTTGTACGGGTAATTGTCTACCATACCCCAAAAACTTTTTGTGTTATGGTACGTTTCAAATCCGTAAATTTCTTTAGCACCTAACCAATCGTATATTAGCGGTTTACAACCACATAAAATACCTTCGCTTATAGTTAGGTGGAACCCTTCATTTATAGAATTACTAACAACATACCCGCAAGAGGTATAAAGTTCGCGCAATTCGTCCGGGGACATTTTATCCATAATCTTAACAGGTAACCCGTATTTTGATTTATAATAATCAATTTGTGTTAATGTTTTACGTGTTTCCGAATACCTGTACGCATTATCGACGGACTTCGTATCACCTACGAAAATAATTTCTTTAAAATACTCCGGCCTTTCCGATAACATGTGTAATAATCCCACATGGTTTTTAGAATAAACAAAAGACCCGACCATTAAAAGCCGTCTATCATCGCGGACTATTCCGTCAACAGGTGCCCATAAATCAGAATCAACCGGTATACCGCAATCAATAATATTAACGCCCGGTATTTTATAAGCGGGATTCGCTTTTAATACTGAATGTACTTTTTCTTTGTCCCACTGTTCGTGAAAATTCTGGAAGTATTCCGAACCGTGTACACGTATAACAACATTTTTACGGGCGGACTCTTGAGTCACGGATACCGACTGTTCATTACCCCACTCTACGAATACAACGTCGGCACCTCTTAAAGTACCGACGATTGTATACCCTTTTTTCTTCCAGTGTTCGACGAGAGGTGTTAAAAACGTATATGACCCGCGACAAACAATAGCTATTTTCACTCGACGCCCCCTTCAATCAGGGTGTCAATTTCACTTTTCACGGAGTTTACCAGGGAATCAAGGCTAAAATTATTTGTAACATATTCCCGGTAGTATTCGGATTCGTAGGAATCCTCTTTAATCAAATTGATTAACTCGTCAATAGTTGACCATATCAATTTTTCAGGCCAAATTTCACGGGCTCCGATCCAATCATGAATTAAAGGTTTTATACCTTTTGCCATAGCCTCGGCTATAACGTATGAAAAAGATTCAAGGGTCGATGTTGATAATAAATATTTAGTATCTTCCAAAAATCTATTAAGGGATTCTTGACGCGGGACCCATTCAAAATTTTTACAATCTTTTATCATGTGGTTTAATGTCCGCTCAGACATACAGGGTTTTTCAATCACATCGAGACGGAGTCGAAATTTATACTCGGGTAAATGTTGATTGAAATATTTTATAACAGTACCCAACAATTGAGGGCCTTTTTTCTCTGTTAAGATACCAACTACGCTAATAGTTTTATCATCTTTAACGGATCGATCAGCATAGGACCACGAATTCAAATCTACACCGTTAGGAATTACAATTTTTTTAACCGAGTCAGGTATAAAATAGAGTTCTTCAAAATGACGTTTCACGTGATCACATACAAAAATTAACACGTCAACTTTTTCCCACTGTACTTGAGTCAACCTACGGGGTGAATAAACTTCATAACCGTGTAAACGAACAACCCATTTTTGACCGGGTTTCTTTGGCATCCCGGAAGCTTTTAAAATGTTCTTTGCGCACCATTCGAAAAATATAACATCGGCCCACTGTGCGGCTTCGTATTCATATTCGGCGGCGGTAGCGACATTATAATATGACATCATTCTATTACTCATGTCACGTACAAATGTAAACGCGTTGTTTTCATCGTAAATTAAAAGATTCTTGCAATCGGGTTTTAATGTTAGGTTTTCTTTCCATATGTCCATTTTTTTAGCGAGGTCGCCGTCCATATACCCGAGATTTATCGCCTTTTCAGCCGCTTGGATTGCTTTAAAGTAATCCTCTACGCCCGGCGTACTATAAACCATAGCGAGCTTGGCGTATGGTAAATATGTGTAAGCCGGTCCGCGTAAAAACATACCTGATTTAATAGGTGGTTTCATGTCGCACGCGGATTTATACCAGTGCTCCGCCTCGTAATAATTTTTACGTGTCATAGCGAAATCACCAAGAATCATATAAAATTCAGGGCGTTCCCAATCTTCGCGAATAGCTTGTAAAGCATATTCACGCGCTTTTTTAAAATCTCGCCTATCACCAAGTATAGACGCCAACATTAAAAGAGCTTGCGCGCGTTCTTGAGGCCACTCGGAAAGAGTGAGATATAATTCATAGTATTTGACGGCCTCGTC